TTACGGCACGAGCGCGGAAAGCGTCGCCTCTGCCAGCCGCCGGGCTTCGTGTGCCGTCCCGATATCGACCGGGTGCCCGTCGCCGCCAAGAAAGCGCTGATTATTGCCGCCCGGCGCGGCGGGCGGGCTGTTGTACGGCCATGTGATGATCGGAGGCGATCCGGTCGACCACGGCACCCATGCGTGGGGATAGGGGTCGGTCGCGGCGAAGGCATCATATCCCGCCTTGATCGCCACCTCGTCGGTGGTGATGGCCGCATCATTGGCGATCGGCCACGCCCCGACCCGGATGATCGGTGCTTTCGAGCCGCCCGCGCGGATGGCCGTCATCGTCGCCTGGACGGCCGCCGTGATCGAGGAGGCGGGATAGGTCCGGTCATTCACCGATCCCATGATAATCCAGATATCGGGCTTGAGCGCCAGCGCCTCGGCGATGCGCTGGCCGAAAGTGTAGAGGTTTTTCGCGCTGGGATTGATCTCCCCGGTCCCGCCCGCCGAAAAGGACCACACATCAGCAATGCCGGTCAGCGCGGCAAGACGGGACGCGACATCGCCGCCCGCCAGCCAAGGCCCATAGCCTGATCCCTGCACCGTGCTGTCGCCAATGACGATCGCGCGAAGGTCGCCAGACCGGGACGGTGCCCAGACCTGCGACTGGCCGCCGACCTCGACGCCGAGGAAGCCGTCATAGGCCTGCGGCGACAGGTAGATCGTGTACAGCCGGGTCTTCGCCGACCCGCTGTCGATCTTGATGTACGGCTTGGCCATCGAAAGGCCGCTGGGGCTGATGAGGCGCGACCCTCTACCGTCCAGATTGTCGATTGCGATGCGCCAGGTGGTGCCACCGCCCGACGCGATGATGATCGGGGCTGCATCGTCACAGTAGAATGAGATACGCCGCCCCGGACCGAACTGGCGGACGCCCGCCGTCACGTAATAGCCGCTGGGCGTCAGGCGCTGCGACCCGTCATACTGCACATAGGCCCCGTAGAGCGCATAGGCATTCGGGAATGCCGCGTGGGTGTAGGTGATCCCGGTATAGGGATCGGCGGTCATCTGGGTGACGGTCGGCGCGGCGGGATCGGCCGTCGTGATCGCGGGCGGCCCGATGTAGCTCCACAGGACGCCGCCATCGCTGATCCCGGCACCCGCCGTGGAGGCTGGACCCGAGCCGCTCGATGCGGTCGTCCCCGACGTCATGGCGACATACCAGCTGCCATTGGCCGAGCGCACCTCGCCCTGGAAGATCGCCGTACCTGTCGCCCACGGGGCCGGGGGCGACAGCGGCGGATTGATGATGACATTGCTGGTCCGCGCTGCGGCCGATGCGGCGCGCAGGCGCGAGAGCATGGACGCCTGTGCGCTGGCGGCGTTCGCCATCTGACCGGCCTGTGCGGCCATCCCGCGCGCGGCGGGATCGACCTGCCCGATCGCCGGGGCGGCCATGCACAGCGCCGCGATCGCGCAGAGGATACGGCGGATCATTGTGCCACCCGATAGGTAATCCCGGCCGCCAGGAGGGAGAGGTAGAAGGTCGCACCGGCTTCCGTCTCGACCCATGGGCTATCCGCGCCGCTGGCGCTGTAGACGCCGACCGTCGCGCCTGCGGGGGTCAGCGGCAGCTTCGTCGTGCCGCCGTCCGTCGAGCGCAGCAGCTGCGCCGACCCGCCCGGCCAGGGCGATGCCGACAGCAACAGGGTGATCGGACGGCCAAGGACGGGCGTGAAGGGGCCGACCGTCTGCGCGCCCGTCGAAGTGCCGGTGAGCGGTGTCGAGGTGGCAGCGGTGAGCGGCACGGGCGACGATGGGAGCGGATTGCTCGGATCGATCGCCGTGCCGGTCTTATCGACCAGCACTACAGCACCACAGGGGACGGTGCTACCATACCAGTCCTTGCAAGGGGGGAGCTTGGCTTGAGCCAATATGCCGCTGGGCGAAAGGGCGAGCACTATGGCGGCCGCCAAATAGGGGAGGGTCCTCATATCGATCCTTTCACAAAGTTTTTTCAATGCCGGGGCCAAGCGTCCCAAAGCTGCTGACGCTTTGCGTCGCACGCCGCGAGGTCGATGCGCCCGTCGCGGATGGTCGCGTCGTCATCGGCCGCCGTCGCGCTACCGTCCGACTGACGATGCTGCGGCGTCGGGCGGCACGGCTCCAGAGCGGCGGTCGGGGGTGGTGGGATGAGAGGCGAGGGCGGCTTCGAGCGCGTCGATGTCGCGCACGCGCTCAGCATCACGGCACAGCACCCGGCCAGCGTCAGTTTGCGCATATCGTGTCACCGTTTCTTTCGAGTGGAGGATGATCGGCTCGCGCGCGGCGAGCGTGGCGGCATAGGTCTGGGCGGCCGTCGCCTGCTGGCGCGCAAAGCGGCCCTCGTCGGCCAGCCGCGCATGATCGGCCGCGGCCAGTGTGGCCGTCCATGCCGCGCGCTCGGTGGTCAGCGTCTGGAGGTGGTCGGCCCGCAGGTGGTCGAGCCGTGCGGCCCAAAGGCCGACCGCCAGCACGATCAGCGCTGGCCAGAACCGCCGGAGAAGGGCGACGGCCATCACAGCAGGATCGCCTTCGCGCGCGCCAGCCGCTGCCGCCGGTCATCGATGCCATTCAGGCCGCCATTGATCAGGCGCGTCACGGACTCGACGTCGTCGCGATCAGCCGCCGCATTGATGCGCCGGGATGTCCAATAGGCACAGGCCAGCGACATGGCGATCGCAGGCTCGGCTGCCCGATCCGGCTGGCTTTCGAGATCGATGCCGATCAGCAGACCGAACCGGCGGTAATTATCGCGGCCGGTAATCTGCAGGACGCCGCGCCCGCGATACCGGAAGCCGTCACCCGGCCGGCTGTTGCCGAGGTCAGCGCGACCCTCATACCGCCGCTGGGCGGGCGTCGGCCCCCAGATTTCCACCATGCGCGTGAAGCCGATCGTCTCATGTCCGCCCTGGGCGAGAAAATGCGCCAGACGCAGGCCGCTATCGAGGATGACGGCACCTTCCAGAGCACTGACACCAGTGGCCAGTGGGCTTGCCATGACGGCAGGTGCCCCGAGCTTTGATAGCAGGGCCGCAAAGGTCACTGGGCCGAAATCGCCGTCAGCGCGCACGCCAAGACGGCGCTGCACAAGTGCAACGTCCATTTTCGATTTCCTTTTGTTGGATACGCGCGCGGAGCGCCGGCCTATGTCATCCGGGCCGGGCCGACCTCCCTGAACGCCCGGCCGCCGGGTCCGCCTTTTCTCCCACTAGGCGGACCCGGCATTCAGCCCTCTGGCTGGTCCTTCGTGTCACGGAGAAGCTTGGCCAGCGGTTCGGGGAGGATCGACGGCAGTGCCGCCAACGCGAGCCGGATGGTCCCGATGCCGGTCCATCCCGCGCAGGTGCCCGCGAGCAGGACCGACCACACCGGACCATTGAAATGGATCGCCAGCGCCCCGCCGATCGCGCCGAATGCCGGCAGGATCGTGCACAGTACCGCGATGTCGCGCCACGTCACCACCTTGCCCGCCTCGATCTTGCGGCCGATCTTCAGCACCTGACCCGCCGCGACCGCGAAGGTCGCCAGAGCATAGATCTGCCAGTCCTTCACAGCGTCACCACTCCTATCCCCAGTCCGGTGACGATCAGGACGCCGCTGACCAGAAAACTGGCGGTCCTGTGATGCGAAAAGGCGGCGAGCAGGAAGCTCATCCCCGTCACCGCCAGGACGGCGGCAATGCAGTCGGTCACGACATCGAACGCGATCCACTGGCGCGGATGCGCCGACACCAGGCGCGCCGCATCACCGAGCGAGCCGCTGAAATAGCCCAGCCCGATCAGGACGGACCCGGCGAACAGCAGTGTCGCCGACCAGGGCGTCTTGATCGCCGTCACGAGATCGACGTGCAGCTGATCGATCGCGGCCCGAAGGCGGGCGTGGCATTGCGAGCGATCGGGGCCGCGACAATACGCGACCTGCAAGGAAGCGCGGGCGGATGGCAGCAGCCAGTGTCCGGCCGATACCGCGAAGCGAAGGCCGAACAGCATCATCGTCCATATCGCGACGGTGCTGATGACGTGGGCGACGGCCGTCACTGTGCGAACCCTGCGGCCGCTTTGATTTTGATTTTCATCGATCTTATCCCTCGGGTCAGCAGACCATCGCCGTGAACTGCGCGGCCAAAATGTTCGCGATGAGCGCATTGGCTTCCCCGGTCGCATCGGAGCCGGGATGCAGGTCGTCGGGCATCCACACCTCGGTCAGCCGCTTACCCGCCGATGGCCCGCTCTTGATCGTCTGGTTCGACCAGCCGGTCAGGCTCCACAGTGGAATGAGCGGGAAATCCCAATCGGCCGCTACAGCCTTCTGCCCGACGACGATGTTCGGCTTTCGTCCCGGAGAATCCTCATAATGACCGACGAAGGCGATTCTCGCGCGCGGGTTCGCCGCCAGGATCTTGTCGATCAGAAAGGCCATCGCACCCCGGAACGTGGAGCGATCGCGCGTCGGATCGGCGCCGGTCAGCGGATCAGGATATGCTGGCGGGTTCGCGGCCGACGGCAGATATAGCATGTCGCCACCGTCAGGACCGGCGAGCGCCCCGTCGCTCCCGCCGCCCGGGTTCATCGACCAGTCGTTGTGACCGTGGTCGAAGATGAAAAGATCGGTAGATGCCAGATAGGGGATCAACCGGTTTTCATACGAACAGCCGCGCCACAGGGCCTTGGTCGGATCGTCGAGCACGTTGGGCTTGCCGTCCCCGCCCAGCAGATCGCGCCATTTGCTGCCCCAGTTGTCGATCAGATCGTTCTTCTCCGCCACTGTCATGGCGAGGCTCAACGCGACATTCAGCCAATTCGAGCCGGTCCAGCCGTAAGGATCGGTGGCGGTCCGACGCGCCACGACGCCGATCCGGGCGGGCGAGGCTGCTTGCGCCTGGTTGTTTACCGTAGCGCCCAGCTTGGCCGCCACGCGCGCAGGATAGGACGCGCCGCCCTCAAAGGGATACCCGGCGGGGATCGAGGTGCCCAGCCACAGGAGCCGCCGCCCGGCGAGCGGCGGCTTCATCGCGATGACCCGCTCGGCCACATCGTCGATGACCACCGGGATGGCGATCCGCGTCGGCGCCGTCCGGAGGCCGGTCACAGCGACCGACTTCGCCAGGGCCGGAGCCTCAAATTCGTAATCCGAATAGACGGTGGGCACCCCGTCGACCCCGGGATGGAGGGGGCCGAGATACGCACCGTCCGTGCCGAAAAAAGACGCCATGGCCATCGCCGATCCGCTGGTCGTCGTCGTGCAGCGGAGTCTCGCGCCGCCCTCGATCGGCACGCGCACATGCTGGTAGGCGACCGAGGGGTCCAGCGCACCATTGTCGACCGCGTAAAAGCCCACCGCCAGCGCCGCGCCGCTGTCGACCAGTGCCGTCAGAGACTCCGTCGTCGACACCACCTTGCTGGCCAGGCCGTCGAGCGGCCGTTCCGTCTTTACCACAAGACCCGTGGCGTCCGAGCTGAAGCCTGCCGCGACCGCCCCCTCCGGAAAGGTGAATGGCTGGTCCGTATATTCGTCGACGCGCCCGTTCTGGCCGGGGTCGACGATGCTGATCGGCTTGTCGAGCACATCGTAGAAGACGACACGCGCCAGTGCCCCGGCCGTCACCCGCGACGTGACCGCGCCCTTATCGCCAGCGCGCCCGGTGATCCGCACCGCGCGGAAGCCGGCGTTCGCCGAGAATCGCCCCTGCTCGTTGATGTCGAAGAAGCCATTCTGCACGGCCGCATCGACGGGCTGGAGCGCCGTGAGGGCTTCGCGCACCTCCAGCACGCTGGCCGCCGCTGACCCGGCCTTGTCGACGAGGGGGCCGAGGAGATCGGCTCCATCGATGACGATGCTGGTCGCATCGTCCGAATAGGACACGAGGGCGCTGGTCCACGTCCCGCCGCTGCCACCGCTGGCCCCGAAGGCCGCCGACCGATTGGCTGGCGCATTGTCCATCCCATAGACGGTCGGAAGCGGGGTCAGCGTCCCATAGACCAAGCGCCGCTTGTCCTGGCCGAAGACGCCGATCAGGTCGTAATAGAGCGGGCATGACGAGCCGATCTCCCCCGCATAGGGGATCTTGGCCGCATCCTTCATAGTCGCCTCGGCGATGCGCAGCGCCACCTCGCTGGTCGGGACGCCATCCGTCACCGTCACGGCCACGACGCGCAGCCCCTCGTCATTTGCGGACGCGCCCATGCCCAGCGCGACCGCCGCGGGCCCCGGAGTCTCGGGATTGAGCCGCAATTCCATCGCCAGCACGACGCCCGCAAGGTCGAGCCCCCGGAAAAAGATGGTGCGGACGCAGGGGCCCGCTCGGTCCGCCGCGATCGGCAGACAAGCCGCAGTTGCCATTCGATAATCTCCCTTAAGGGTTAGGGTTCTTGGGTGCCATCCTCGAGACGCTTCACGCGCGCGGTCACGTCGGTCAGTGCAGCCTGAGCCTGCTGGAGGGCCGCCGCCTGCTGTTCGATCAAGGCCTGCTGCTGTTCGACGGTCGACGCCACCGCATCGACAGCGGGATCATTCGGAGCCGCGACTGCGTCGAGATCGGCAGTATGTCCCAGCGCCGGCACAGGCGGCGCCACGGCAGTCCGCCCAAGCGCATAGGCGTGCTTGGACGGCGTCTCTCCCGACAGGACGAGCCGCCATGCCATTCGGTCAGGCAGCGGCTGACGCTTCATGATAACGCAGGGTTGCTTGACCAGTCCGTCATTCGGCAGATCTACGATCAGGAGATCACCCGGCCCGTATTGACGGAGACGCGGCTTCACGACGATCTCGATTTCGCCCAGTTCCCGACGATCAAGCAATTCATAGGCGCATAGCTGCGCCGCCTGATCCTTTTGCTGGACCAGATTGTATTGACGCTCCTCGCGCTTCACCTCTCCATCCACCGCGACGAATGTCGGTATCGACACCGGCTCGGTGGATGCCACATATTCCCATTTGTGATCCCGGCTCCGATATTTCGGGATGAGGGTATTCAGGCGATCCTCCCAGCCGAGACCCGACGATACGACGATCTCGTCATCGGCCAGATCCGATTCTGTGATCGTGTCGAGCGCGATGCGTGGCGCGCTGACCTTCAAGCCCAGCTTGCCATTGCGAAAGCAGGGCGTCGCACCACCAGCCGCCAGAATGTCCTTCAGATTCTGCCAGCGCGTCGACGACGATCCGATCGCCGGCTCGAACACCACACCGCCGACTTTCCACCCATTCGCATCACAGACATTGGCGAAATGGACGAAATCCTCGACGATAATACCGGAGATCGGCAATCCGATCCCGGCGACCTTGCGATAGGTCGAGCCCGCGATGCGAGGGTCGCGGTGATAGGCACCCAGCGCGTATTTCAGCCCGATGATGCCCGGGCATTCGCTGAACGCCCAGGTCGCGCGCGCCGCATCATGACCCGCAGCGTCCGCCGGCGCGGCCCAGCGCTGCGCGCCCTGACCTCCGGCATAGCTGCTATCCTTGCGCGGATCCCAGGCCAGCTGCCCTCGCCAGATCGCACCAAGCTGCGGGACGCCACTGGCAAAGACCTTGCCCTTGAGATCGAAGAGCAGGGACCAGGCGATAGCCGCATAGCCAGAGAGCCGATAGTCCGCGCCCCAGCCCGGAGGCTGGGCCGTCGCAAATCCGCTGAGCAGGGCGCTCGGCTCCGGCACATGACCTACCTGCGAATAAGCGAGGAGAAATCCGCCCGCATATCCCTGCGCTGCATTATTGCGGACATCGAGGCTGGCGAAGTCCGCCAGGCAATCGACCAGACCGTCCACCGGGCCAGCGCCGGAATAGACGTCGACGATCAGGGCATACGGATTCGGCACCTTGTCGAGCGTCGGACCGTAACCGATCTGATGGACACGGCTGCCGCCGTAATAGGTCTCACCGATCAGGAATGGCATCGGCTGGTCCGTGCCGACCGTGGTAGAGGATACCGAGCCTCGCGCGGGCGGCGTCTTGGCCAGCGCATTGGCGCCGACGCTCGCCACCGCTCCGGCGATGCTGGCCGCCGTTGCGATCGATGAAAAGCTGCCGACCCCGGCAATACCCCAGCCGGCACCCGCGATCGCACCGGCCCCTGTCGCGACGAGCGCGACCATGCCGGCCACCATCGCGACCTTGCCAAGCGTCCCGCTCATAGCCGCCAAGCCCCCAGGAATGGGCGGTCGCCCACCCCCACCAGATTGACGATCCCGTCCGCCAGGTGATCGTCATGATATCCGATCATCTTGCCCCCCGCACAGATCACGATCGCATCGAATGCGCCCCCACCCTGCATCAGCGCCAGATCCCCGACCCACATGGCCGCAGGGGCAATGCGCGGGAACAGGCTGTCGAGCAGCGCCTCCAGCGTCGAATGCCCAGTCGCCTTCAGCGCCGTCCGCGCCCCCGCGGGCGACCGGAAATCCGGGATCATGGGCGGCCGATGCCCGAGCGCGCGCGCCTGCGCCCGCGCCAGATGAATGCAGGTCCGACGATCCCGCCAGTCAAACGGCCGCCCCCGGAACCGCGCGACCACCTTCTCGGTCGCTTCGACACGTTGCGCGAGGTCAAGCACGGGTGTTGCTCGCCGCGACACCGCGCGGACTGGACGCGGTGCCCCACGCGAATTCGGTCGGCAGACCCGTCGCGTTGTCGAAGCCCCGCTCGCCCGGGAAGATCGACGAATGGAAGGCGCTCGACAGCACATTGCCCTCGACTTTCGCGAGCAGCCGCTGCGCCTGCGAGACACAGTCGATGTCCACCGTCCGCGTCCCACGCTTGCTGCGCATCGTCGAGCGATCAAGCTGCCATTCCGCCTGGAGATCCGGCTCGCCCTTCACCGCGCCCGTCGCTTCATCGACCTCCGCGATCCAGAAACGCATGCGCGCCCCCTGATACGCCGGATTGGTCAGGGCAATGGCGGCCGCCGATCCGGGCGGCAGCATGGTCAGCGTGCCGGACGGAATGATGTCCCCGACACCTTCCTCCGGCGCTTCGAAGCCCCCTGCGGTACCGAAGACTTCATCGCTCGAAAGATAGGTCTCGCCATTCCACTTCACGAAGCCACCGTCGCACAGGAGGATGGTGCGGCCCGGCAATTCGGCCTTCAGCAGGCCCACCAGCAGGATACGGTCCATTATGCGGCCTCCTCGACAGTGAATTCGATGCTGACGAATTTTTCGACGCTGATGGCCCAAGCCTGCTCGTCGCCATCGACAATGCCTTCGATCATCGGCCGGACCAGTTTGACCTGATCGCCATCTGCAAAAGGCCAGCGCAGCATTTCGGACAGGGGCAGGGTGGCCCGGCCAGTGGCATCCGCCGTCACTTCGCCGGCGATATTGTGCAGGAAGTGCTGGCCGTCGCCGCGCACGATGCTCATCCAGAATCCCTCGCGCACCACACGACGGGGGAAGAGGCCACGGATCTTCAGCGATGTGCCGGCCTGATCCCCGCCATCCACGAAGGCATCCTCGCTGGGCTGCTCGTCGACGAGAGGGAATTCCACGCGGAGCCCCATCCGCTTTGCACGGATAAGCCGTGACACGATGATGCGGCCCTGCGCCGGTTCGACGAAGGGCGGAAACGTCATCGCCGCCTTGTACCGCGACCCCTGACGATCCACCCGCAGGAGTGCGGCTCCAGTGGAGGGACGCAACACACCGCCGAAATCGATCAACGAGGGGCTGGCCGCGTTCGGGATGGCCCATTCGGGCAGCTCGACGACGGCCATCAGTCGAGCGTCTGGCGCGCGCGCATGGCGTTCGACCGTCCGGCTGACCTTACGGTCTGGACCGATACCGGCCCGGCGATCGACTGGACACGCGGCTGGAACAGCCCGCCTTCGTCCATCATCAGGCGGACCACGGGTGCCTGACCTTGCTGGCGCGCGCCCTTGCCGCCGTTCGGGACGATCGCGCCCGATACGCCCGGCGCGAAAAGCTCCGGGCCGTTCTCACCCACGACATACCATTCCGAATCGCTCACCGCTCCACCCGTGGCGCGCCCACCGCCGAAGGTGCGGGTGAAGAAATTCCCGATCCCGGCCAGCGAGCCGCCCGACCGATTGCCCGCGGCATCCGCCACGCCGAAAAGGCTATTGGCCAGCGGACGGATGATCGCCTGCTGGATGGCGATGTCGATCAGCGAGGCGATGATCCGCTTGCCCATGTTCTCGAAGGCATCGGCGAGCTTCGCGGTCCCCATGATCGCGTCGGTCAGCCCCGTGTTCAGCTGCGTCAGCGCTTCGACCCCACCACGCTCCACATCATCCTGCACCGCGTTCGACGACCGATTGATCGTCCGAAGATAGGCCGCGCCGGGGCCTTCCGTGCTGCGCATCACCTGATCACGCCGCTGTCCGTAGACCGTGTCCAGTTGCTCCTTACGCTTCTGCGCGTTCGCCCATTCTGCCGAGGCGGTCGCCTTGGTCGCCAGGATCAGATCAAGATCGGCTTCCTCCTGCTGACGCTGCAGGTCCAGCAGCTTAAGCTCCATGGCCCGGCGATCCGTAAGATTGTCCACGCCATCGATCCGCAGGCGCAGCGCTTCCTGCGCCGCGTCATTTTCGGCGCGCGCCAGATCATAGCTTTGCTGCGCGAGCGCGCGCGACAGCTCGGTGTCGACGACCGCGCGCTGATAGAAGATCAGCTTGTCCCGCTGCGCCAGAAGCTCCTGCCGCTTGGCATCGGTCATGCCCTCGTCCAGCTGAAGCTGGCGGGCATAGGCGGCGCGATCTTCGTCGAGCGCGGCCATTTCCGCCCGGTGACGCGCCCGGACATTCTCGGTCATGTCCGCCTGCGCGCGCAGGATCTCGACCCGCGACCGCCCCAGCTCGTCGAGATAGGTCGCTTCATCGCGCGCCGCATCACGGCCGCCAGCCTTCTTCCGCTTTCTTTCCTTCTCGTCGTCGAAGGACATGTCGATCTTGGGCTGGCCCCCGGCGCTTGCCGCTGCGATCGCCCCGTCCAGCTTCTCGATATCCGCCAGTCGCTGACCGAGAATATCATTGGCGGCGACCAGATCCTTTGCCGCCCCCGTGCGGTTCTTGGTGCCCATGATGAGGCGCAGCATGGTATTGACCGGCGTCGTCGCCTGCCCAGACTGCTCGCGTGCGCGCTCCTGGACATACACGCTGCGCGCGGCGAGGAGATTTTTCCGGGCGGTGGCGACCGCTTCGATCCCCTGCTGCCGCAGCGCCTTGGCATGCGCCAATGCTTCGACGCGCGCCTTCCCCGTGGCCGTGGCGAGCTGAAGCATGATATCCCGGCCCTTGGCCTGATCCGCATTCAGCTGGTCCTGCGCCTGCTGCGTCGCGATCGATGCCTCGCTCAGGCGCAGGTAAAGGGGGATCAGCAACGAAATGCCCGTCACCAGCAGACCGATCGGCCCGGCGACCGACAGCAGGGATGCGCCCAGCCTGCCGATGACCGTCGCAGCGCCAGCCTGCAGGGCAAGCTGACCCAGAAGACGGACCAGGACACCGACCGGATTGATGATCGCCGCGAAACCCAGCGCGACGGGCCCCAGTCGCAGCGCCAGCAGGGGCAGCGCGATCTTGGCTAGGCCGACCGCCGCCAGCGTCAGCGGTCCGATCGACGCCGCCAGCAACCCCGCCGCGACGGCCAGTTTGTAGAACCAGGGCGGCCCACTCGCGATCACGTTCATCAGGGATGCCGCTGCGTCCTTGATCATGGTGAAGGCCTGGATGATCCCCGCTTCACCGATGACGATCTTCAGCCGCTCCCAGGCGCTGGCCATCCGCTGGGTCGCAGCAGCCTCTCCATCCATCAGGATTTCGATCTTGCGATCCGCGCTGGCCCGATCGATCTGGGCCTGCACGTCGGCGATACCCTTCGCACCCGCCTTCATGAGCGCGAGCGCGACGCGCATGCCATCCGTGCCGAAGATCTTCGTAAGCCCCGCCGCCTGACTTTTCTGATTGAGCGGCCCGAACGCCCGGTTGAGCTGATCCGCGACATCGCTGAGCGACTTCACGTTGCCCTTGGCGTCGAAAAACTGGAGGTTCAGTTTTTCCATCGCTTCCTTCGCGTCCTTCGACTGCGGGACCAGTGACAGCAGGAAGGTCTTGAAGGACGTGCCGGCGTCCGATCCGCCGGTCATCAGAGGGATCACGGCCGCGAGAGCGGTATTCATGTCCTCGAACTGGTAGCCCAGGCCACCCGCGATGCCGCCGACCATGCCGATGGCATCCTTGTAGCCGTCGAAAGACAGCTTCGATGCATCCAGTGCGCCGCTGACCTTGTCCACGACATCGGGCAAACGGCTGGTCGACAGATGAAATTGCTGGAGGATGTCGGTCGTCGCATCGGCCGCGGACCCAAGATCGGTCTGCCCCAGCACGCCCAGCTTGAGGGCGCTTTCGAGGCCGCCGGACAAGATGTCCGCCGCGTCCATGCCATTCTTCGCCAGTGCTTCGATCGCGCCGGCCGCTTCGATCGCGCTCTTGCCGAAGGCAGGGCCCAACGTCATCGCCGCGTTGCGCAGCTTGTCGAGCTGTTCCGGTGAGGCGTCGGCAATGGCGGAATGGACATTGTTCATCGCCGACTGGAAATCGGACGCGGCGTCCTTCGACTTCTTCGCCATCAGTCCCAGCGGTGCGGTCAGCCCCAGCGTCATCACCAGCCCGGCCCGCTGCACCTGCTCGCCAGCCTTCTTCAGACTATCGACCATCCGGAGCGCGGCTTCATCGGTGCGCCGAGCGGCGTTCTGCATCGCCGCGACCATGCCTTCGCCCTGCCGGTCGAAGTCCTGCCGCGTCTCCCGCACCGCCGCGCGGTTCGTCGCCATGGCGGCTTTGAAGGATTCGTCCTTCACACTCATCGAGAAGACGAGCGATGCCAGCAATGCCTGCATGGATAGCCTTTAAAAAAAGGGCCGCCGGATCGCTCCGATGGCCCTGAGATTGATGATGATGATGTGGATCAGCCGGACAGCTTCAGGCCCACCCGATGCATCCAGCCGGACTTGACGGCCGTGACATTGCGCGACGCCAGTGCCTTGCCTAATGCGACCTCGAAAGAACGTTAGTGAAAATAATCAAGATACTTAGGCTTGGGCCGTGGGCACCCGTTCCCATCGGGATAGCCAGCATTCTTTAGATTTCTGCAAACCTTAACGCCGCGATCATATGCCAGTTTTATTCTCTTATTTGTTTCACGGGCATTTGCATTGATCCGATCATAAATTAACTTCTTATCGGTTTTATATTTTGCCTCTTCCTTCGGTGTCATGGGTGTCACCGAGTTAAAATCCATGTCTATTTTTTGGGGCTCAGACGAACATGAGGCCGTTAGCAAACAGAGAGCGACGAAGGATTTTCGGATGCTCATTGGGTTCCCCTGCTTTGTAACCCAAAAAAGTGTATCGGGACATCATGGCAGAGTCTCGCGCCGTTTCACGACGCCACCCGTGTAATCTTCAACGGCACCCCGGCGCCTGCCATCGCGGTGAACACCGCCAATCGCTCCTGCGCCGTCTGCGGCCGGGACGGCGCCGCAGCCGATCGCATGGCCTTGGCATAGTGCGGGAAGGGGCGAAGCCGTTCGACGCGGTGGAACCGCTCTCCGTTCCACGCGCCGAACAGGGCCAGTTCATAGTCGGCGCGCCGGCGCGCGATCGCCCCTTGCATGGCCGCCTGATAGGTGGCGGGAGACTGGAGCCAGAAGCCGGCCGGGTCGAACCCGTATTCGGCCCATTGCCGCTCTAGCTCCGCCCAGTCCGTTTTCGCGCGCGGGTCGCGCCGACGGGCTTTCCCGGCTTGGCGGTGTCGCCCACCTCCGCGGTCGCCTGGGTGGCCTGCAAAGCCTCCCGGATGATCGCGCCGAAGCGATCGTCGCCGATGTCGTCGATAATGTCGTCGACGAGATCAGGCGTCACCTCGGCATGATGCTTGCGCATGCCATGCCACGCCAGATCGCGAAGCACCGAAATCTTGACGCCCCGAAGCGCGACGACGGCCTTGGCGGCGAGAGCAGGGGACATCTCCGCCCCCTCGGACATCGACAGCGCGATGGCGGTCGCGGTCTGCGGATCGACGTCCGGCATCCCATCCGCCACGACCGCGAAGAAGCCGCGATCATATTGCTGCTCGACCGCGCAGCGCGCGGACGTGCCCAGGAACAGCGTCCATCGCTGTCCCAGGGCATCGAACACCACCTCGCCGCGCATCAGCCGCCGTTCCCGCCGGCCGGGGCCACATACGCCTTTTCGTCATGGGCGCCGGTGAACTGCAGGTTCAGGGTCGTCTGCATCAGATCGCCGACCTTCATCGGCCGCGTGCGGCTCTTGATGAACAGGAAGCCGTCGATCTGGATCTTGCCCTTGCCATCTTCGTCCGGGATGACCTGCCGGAAGGCACGCACCTTGTGCAGGGCCTCTCCGACCAGGGCATCGGTGGCCCCACCCGGGATGTAATTGAGGAGCAGGGTGCCGGTGCCGGGATCGATCATCCCCGGCTTGCGCTCCACGCGCTTCTTCGGCGACTTCATGTGCGTGACCGTCACATCGGCCGCCGCATCCTCCGGCGGATTGATCTCCACCACCTCGTCCAGCTCGACCAAAACGCCCTGTGCGTTGGCGAGCCAGAATTCCCCACCCCAGGCGATCTGGGCTTCGCTGTTGCCGTCTGCGTCCATTTTTGCCTCCTCAGGCGTTGTGCGTAAAAATGAAGTCGATGCTTTCTCGGTACAGCTCACCTTGCGGCTGCCCTTCGGTCGCGACCTGCTGGTCCATCCCCGGCCGCACGTTCACGACCATGGCGCGCTGGAACGCCACCCCGCCGATACGCGCCGAGGGCGTGAGGATGGCGATGGCCTTCTCGCGCAGCTCGGCCGCCTGCTTCGGTGAAGCGGACCAGATATCGAGCTGGACGCGCGTCTGCCTCGTCTGAAATCCCTTCATGTACTGAGGTCGCGGGTCGCTGATGATCTGCAAAGTCGTCGCCGGCAGGGATCGACTGGGGCGGCGCATCCAGTCGATCCGGCCCACCATCGCGGCATCGTAGTCAGGATCACCCAGCAGCCGGGCGGAAAGCGCCGCTTCAAGAGCCATTGCGCAGATCCTTGAGCATGGCTTCGGTCAGGCTGGCTATGACAGCCGCGCTGGCTTCGGCCTGTTTTGCGTCCCAGGCGGGGCGCATGAAGGGATGCGCCGCGGCCTTCACCGTCCCGAATTCCACCATGAAGGCATAGAATGGATCGTGCTTCCCATCCTGCTGCGGCCCGATCAGCACGGTGGTGGCACGGACATTCACCTGTCGCTGCGCCGCTTCCATGCCGACAATCTTTACCGCGATACTGTCTCGGAGATTGCCGCTTTTGACGGGGGCCAGCCGGCGCATCTCGTCCGCCACGATTTCTGCCCCCAGCCGCAATGCAGCGCGCTTCTGTGCGGTAGTAGGCTTCGCGATGCGATCCAGCTGCCGATCGAGACGATCGAACCCCTCGGCCCGAAACGTATATCGACCGGCCACTAATCGACCCTCCTTGTGGCGGCGATGTCGATCCATTTCCTGCGATCAACCGGGGTCACCGCCTTGATGTCGTATATCGACCCCCCATCCACGGCCGGATAACGGATGCGATCGGACGGGTTCAGACCCATAGGCGCATCAGGATTGAGGCCCGGCTGCCACCGTATGCGGAAGATGACCGGCGCAGTCGCGGCATTCTCGGCATTCGCATAGCGCTCATGCCCACCACCGGCGCGATAGGATGACCATACCTCGGCCAATATCTCAGGAGCGCCGGCGACATTCTGAAAGCCGTCGTGGCGCGGTGGGCCATCACGCTCAATGCGGATCCGACGATCCAGCTTACGCGCATCCATGGCCATCAGCCCATCACCGGGACGCGATCGAGGTCGAGAAGCATGGTGATCGCTGGAGGCATCGCCTCCAGATTGCCGCCATCGTATAGATGCTGGATCATCATCAACGCAGCCGCCGTCAGGTTAGGGACCTCCGTCCCGGCGTCCACATAGCCCGCCGTAAATTCGATCCGGACCGCGCCGGGTCCTGCGAGCGTCACAGGCCAAGCCTGACCCGGCATAGGTACGAGAACGCCATCGGTCAGCCGCCAGAGGCCGACCGCTTCGATCTCCGTTCCGGATGGATCGAGATAGCGGACAGCATCGACCGTGGTGACTGGCGCAACGGGGAGCCGCACCCTATCGGAAAATCCGTCCAGCACCACCACCCAGCCGCGGCGCTGGAGCGAGACGGCGACATGCCTCTCGATCCAGTGCAGCGCTGTCAGGCGCAGGCTGTTGACCAGCGCACTATCGTCGTCGCTGTCGCGGCGCAGCTGCTGCGCGACCAGCGCATCGGGCAACACCGCGCCCGCTTCGAGCGGGGCGGTCGCACGGATCGTGATGGCCATGGACCGCCCCTCGCTTACTTCGCGGCCTTGACGCTCTTCGCGCCCGCGCCATCGTCGCTGGACTGATCGGCGACCGGCTTCGTCGCCTCGGCCAACGCCGTCTCCAGCTCTGCGATACGCCCGTTGGCGGTCGCCAGCTCGGCTTCGCGCGCCGCCTTGCCCTCCACGGCATCGCGGGCGGCCGCCTGGGCATTGCCAAGATCGGTCTGCGCCAGCTTCAGCGCGTCCTGCGAGGCCTGAAGTTCGGCACGAACGGTCGCAAGCTGCTTGGCCAGGTCGTCGCCTTCCGCGTTGGCTTCGGTCAGCTCGGCCTGCAAGCGCTCCAGCTCGCCCGCAGCCGCGGCGGTCTGCTGATCGCCACCCGCGATCAGGACGTTGCCGGGCCCGCTCGTCGCACGCTGCGGCGCGTCCAGGCCAAGCGACAGTTCGCCGGCCCGCCCGCCGATGGCGAAACGCCGGTCACCCGGCGTCACGACCTCGGGGGCAGGGGCGCGGACGATCGGCTGGAAATCCTCACCGACCAGACCATCTTCGGTCACATAGCCGGCCAGCCCCAGACGCACGAAATACAGCTCGCTGTCCTCGGGGCGGTTGACCTGCTGACCCCGCTCGAACGATTCCGGCGGGATCGCCTTGGTCGTATAGTCCTGAAGGAATTCGATCATGGGGATGCCTCCTTAACGGACCGTCTGGGCGACGGTGTTGGCCTGATTGGCACCGGCCGCGCCGTAGCGGGGATCGAGGCCCAGGACGGTCGCGGCCAGCTGGCTGGCGGCACCGCCCACGGTGATCGACAGGCGGACGAACTTGAAGCCGCCATTCTTGTCGAGATCCTCGGGGCGGATGTTGATGAGCGCCTGCTTGCTGTCGCCCGTCGCCTTCACGATCTGGGTGATCGCGGATCCGGGGACGGCCTTGACGCCTGCACCCGCATTGCTGGTCGCCTGCTCGAACGACGCGTCGATGGTCGCGCCCGCGCCCAGCACGCCGGTCGCGATGATGGCGAGCAGCGAGAAGAAGGTCCGTGCGTCGATCCACGGCGTGGTGATCGTCCCCACCGCCGCCTGGGCGGGGTCGATGACGGCCGCGATACCGGCGCGGTCCGAGGGGTTCAGATTGCTGAACATGTGATGGTCCTTTTGCTCCGGCCGTCAACGGACGACCGGCCCGCGCCACGCGCGGGTCCGGGGCTGGGCTCAGGCGCGCTCTGCGAGCGCGACGAAGTGCGACTTGGTGGTGTTGCCGTTCGCGGGCGTCACCGGCTTCGACAGGACCGGCTGACCGCCGATCCGGAACACCCAGCGGAACGCACGAATGTTGTAGTCGAAATAGAGGTGGATGGAGTCGGCGAAGCTGACGCCATTCTGCTTGCGGAAAGCCTCATACCCGTTCGGGTTGACGAACTGGATGTCGCCCGGCTGGCCGATCGAGCGCGAATGCTCATTGAAGATGACGGGGCGGCCGAGCAGCGTGCCACCCGGCGCGGCCTGGTAATTGGGATACCAGAGCGGCACGCCTTGCGCGGTCTGGATTTCCATGAGCGAGGGCAGGACGTCGCTGTTCATCAGCCAGCTCGCCTGCGTCGGCATGATCATGCGCGCGAACATCTTCGCGATGTTCTGACGGACGATAGTGGCGGCACCCTGACCGCCCTCCTTCTGGACGAGGATCGTCGCGGCCGAGTTGAGCCAGCCCAGCGGCTTTTCGACGCCGTCGCCGTACATGAAGGCATCGGCCGCCTTCCAGCGGATCGCCGCAGCGGCATGCTTGGTCAGCAGCGTCGACACGCGCGGCGCGTCTTCCAGCAGTTCCTCGGTCGCCAGGACAAAGGCGTAGAGTTCGCCCAGCTTGGTTTCACGCGGCGTCAAATCCATGCGGCTGGGCTGCATCTGCTCGCCCTCGGAGCGCCAGGCCGCACGCACACCGCTCGAGCCCCAGGGAGTCGTTTCATCACCCAGGCCGATGACACGGTTGGAGCCGGTCGGGTCGGCGGAAATGAGGTCCATCACCGGATCGTTGCCATCGTCGAAGACGAGGTTGACGATGTTCTGGCGGAACTCGGCCGGGACGAGATAGCTGCCGGTCGTGTCGCCACCTTCCATGTGGACGTTGCTCGGCGCCGCGAGGCGATCGTCGACGCGGTAGTTCTGTCCAGCCGCCGGATTGGCGAAACGGACCGCCGTGGCGAATTCGGCGAGGTTGTTGAAGCCGCCGGTGTCGAGCTGCGCACGCGGCTGTCCCGGGACCGTCGCGGCGGGCGGACCGGTCGAAGGCGGGGGCGCGGCAGGATCGGCACCGATTGCGCTGGCGGCGGCCATCGCCGCTTCCGCGCGCTGGATTTGCGCGGTCAGGCGCGCCAGCTTCTCGGTATCGTCCTTGTCCGCCGCTTCTTCCTCGGCCGTCAGGGCGCGGTTTTCGGTGATGGCCGTGTTCAGGCGCTCCTGCTGCCGCTTTGCGACCGCACGCGCCTCCGTCTTCAACACTGCGATATTGATCATGATCGCTTTTCCTCTCGGGCGCGTGGCCCACAAAAAAGGGCAGCCGAAGCTGCCCGTATCGCCCCAGATGGACGAACCTCGTCAGGTGGCGGCCGTCAGATCGACAGCGCCATCTCCATCGCCGCTGCCTGCCGACGCATCAGCGCCAGGCGGTTGCGGCTGGAATTGTACTGCGACACCACGTCGCGCAACGTCGCGACGCCGTCGATCGCGCCGTTCGCCAGGGCCTGCTTGGCGGAGAAGGTCTTGCCGGTGCCGTGGATGCCCGCGACGTCGCTGGCCTTGATACCCCGGCCGCGCGCGATGGCGGCTGCGAAGGCGGCATTGCTTTCGTCGACCGACGCCTGAATGTCCGCGCGGGCGGCATCGTCAAGCGGCGCATAGGGATGACCGGCGATCTTGTCGTCATGCGACGCGATCAGCGTCGTCTTCATCCCGATCTTGTCCTCGAAACCGGACACGTCCGTGTGCCCCGAACGGACACCGACCGAGCCGACTTCTCCGCTGGTCGTGCAGTAGAAGCCGCTGCCTTGCGAGCCCAGCCAATAGGCAGCCGAGAAGCAATAGGGGTCGGACACGGCGATGACCGGCTTGGACTGGCGAACCTCATAGATCGCATCCCCGGCCTCGGCACAGCCCCAGACATAGCCGCCGGGTGACCGGATCGCGAGGACGACGGCACCGATCTTTGCATCGGCCCCGGCCTCACGCACCCGATCGGCGATGACGTCGTAATAGGTCGAACCGGAAAGGCCGCGCGGCGCCAGCGTGCCGGTGATCGGGATGATGATCGTGGCCCCGTCGCGGATGGGATCGGCCTGCTTGGCCTGCTGCGGCTGGCCACCCATCAGCGAGGCGAAACCGCGCATGCTGTCGGGCAGCATCGCGTCGATCGTGCCGGAGCGCAGCTGCGCCGCCAGGAAGTCGGGGTGCATCGCCCACAGGGCGGATGCGACGGTCATGTCCATCTCAGGTCACCTTGTCCTGCGGAGCGGTTTCCCCGCCCGTGGCGGTATCGGCCGCACGATTGCTGTTGAGGGCAGCCCGCGGATCGCGCGACCAGTCTTCATTGAGCGGCGCGAGCCCGAACCAGCCGGCGCGGATCTCGTCGATGCTCATGATCGATCCGGTCCGCGCCAGGACCGCGTTCTTCCACTGGGTCGCGGCATCGCCCCGCAACATGCTGTCCAGATTGAACTTTGCGCGGACACCTGCCGCTCGAATGTCGGGCGGCAGCATGCGGACCGTGATCGCCTGTTCGATACGCCGCGTCAGCGGCCGCACCGCCCAGTTCACGAAGCTCCGGGTATCCTGCTCGTTATTGCCGGCATTGCCACCATCGTCCGACACCATCGACCGAGGGATGCGCCAATAGCGCGCCAGTTCCAGCGTCCGCTGCTTGAAAAGGTCGACCAGCTCGGCATCCTTATTGGAGCTGGCGACCGGCTTGTAATCGACGCCTTGCTCGAAAACGGGCGTGCCGCCACGCTTCCAGGCATTGACACCCTCCTTCAATCGGTCATGCGCCTCATTGGTCAGCTTCTGACCGGTGGTCACGATCCCGCTCGGCCGCCGGTCATTCTTGAAATAGGCCCGTGCGCCGACCTCCAGCGCCAGCTGAAAGTCGATCGCACCCTTCGCCTGCTTCCACGGCACCATCGGTTGCAGGCGGCCGTCCGACAGCGTCGTGAACCAGAACAGCTGCTGGGGCAGCAGCCGGCGGGTGGTCGTGCCCGTCTGGTAGAGGACCGACATGCTGCGCTCCCCCCATTGCGACGTCGTGCGCAGCGGGTCGAGCAACCACACCTCGACGCCGTCATACCCGACCGTGGGCTCGGCAAACGCCTCGCCGCGCAGCACCGCGCAGAAAGCCATGGCCGCCCAGAACTCCGCGCCGGTCTGGAGCGGGTTGGGTTCATAGGCCAGCGTGTTGGCCAGCGGGAAGTCGTTGCGCGGTCCCCGGTCGTCCCTGAAATCGAGCCCCATGCTGCCGACTGCCTCGGCAATGATCGACGTGCAGAAGAACACGGCCGCCACGCGCGCGGCCGTCTCGGCCGTGTTCGCCTCGGTTGTCTGACCGGAGATGATGTTCCAGACCTCATCACCGAAGAACCGGCCATCGGTGACGTTCGACGGGGCCGGGCGGCCGGGCACAGGCGCGACCGCATAGTGCCCCTCGGAGGTGTTGAACCCGCGACGGGTTCGGACGTAGTCGTCTGGTCCCATCACAAAATCACCATCCCGCGTTCATTGTAGACGAAGCCGCCAGCGGCCTCGGGGTTGAGCGTCATCAGCATCGCGGCGGAAAACATCGCCGCAGCCGGGTCGATCTTCGCACTGGGCGATTGCTTGGTGATCGCGACGCCGTTGGCGCCGCGCGGCTCCTGCTTCACGTTGCCGATACACCACGTCATCAGCTGCGTTCCCGCGTGGCGAACCGTCCGGGCCGCGCATTTGCGCGCCAGCCCCTTGATCGCGCTGTTCAGCCGCCAGCCCTGCGGAATGGCCTTCAACATCTCCGGCGGGAAGCCCGCGTCTGACAGCTCGTCGACGATCGCCGCGACGCCTGCCGGATCGAGGCCGATTCCTTCAGCATCCGGGAGAAGGCCCGCATCGCGGACCTTCACGAACACCTCGACGACGCCGCGGACGTCTTCCGTCAGGTCATCATCCGCCGCGTCGGCATCGCCGATCGTCTCGTCTTCGAGATCGACGTCTTCGGGCAGCTGACACTTGGTCAGCGTGCCTTCCTTGACCAGCTCGTCTAGGATCGATGCAATGTCCTTGCGACGGTCCCACACTACCGACCATGCCCAGGCGTGAGCCCAGATCAGCCAGCGCTTGCTGCCCTTCTCACGGCCGATCAGGCACAGGCCCAAAAGATCGTCCAGGCCGCCACCGTCGACAGAGCCGACGATCACCTCACTGCGCGCGATCAGATCGTCTAGCGTCAGGACCGGGATCGCGCAGCGTGGCCAGTATTGCGCACCCTGCCACCGATCCCGCGCCAGACGTTGGCCGATCTCGACGTTGAGATACTTCGCCAGCACGATCTGCTCGGACGTATCGCCGTCCTCACCGCGCCCTTCCTTCGCCAGGCGCAGCTTGCGCTGGATGAAGTTCACCGACTGCGACCGCCCCAGATTGGGGTTCGTCACATAGAAATTCGTCGGGTCGAGATACGCCTCGTCCTCGCGCATGTGCTTCGGCCACTCGTAGAGCATGCCGAAGCTGCGCGGATCCTCGATCGTCCCGTCGCGAACACCCCGGAAATAGTCGAGCCGGTCCTTGAAGACACCGGCAGGGCGCTCGTCGCTATGCGTCGTCAGGTAGATGACGAAGCCCTCGGGACGGGAAGCCAGACCACCGGTCGCTTCCTCGAACATCGCCTCCGACCGGCCCCGCTTGCCGAAAATCCACAGCTCGTCGATTAGGACGAAGCCGGCCTTGCTACCGCCGACCGTGTCCGTGTCCGCCGCGATCACCCGGAGTTCCGCGCGCGTCACCCGGTGCCGGATCATGCGCTGGTTATCGACGACGTGCAGCAGCTTCATCAGCTTGGGGTCAGCCCGCACCATCGAGGCGGCAGGGCCGAAGCTGTTGTTCGCGATCTTCTGGGTCGGCGCCAGGATGCTCAACGCCGCGTCGTGCCGCCAGTTGCGGATGAGCGCGGTCAGCATGATCCCGGCCGCGATCGTCGACTTGCCGTTCTTCTTGCTGATGAGGAGAAGGAACTCCTCGATCAACCGCTGCCCGGACTGGGCATCATAGGCCCCGAAGATCGCGGCCACGAGGTCGAAGACGAACGGTTCGCAAATCTCTCCGAAGGTCGGTTGCCCGGCGACATCGACCATGCGCAGCGACTTGAAAACGTCGAGGGCAGCGGCCGCCTCGCCAGGAAACAGAGGCGCGAAGGGGACCAGCGACCGCCGTTCGACGATCCGCTGTTCCCAGTCCGGACACGCGGTGGTCCAGACCGGCTGCTGGACGATCATGTGACCGTCAGTTCAGCAGGCCAGGTGGTGGGGCAGGGGGCTCATACGGGCCCCGGATGCCTTCCGCCGCTTCCTGCGCCTCCGCCTTCTTCCCCTTCCTCTCGGGACGGGGTGCCGGGGCGGCCATGCTTTTCGACAGGTCGTCGAGACGCGCCTTCTCGATGCGCCGCCCCAATTCCTTTTCCGCCGCGACCGATCCGCCCGCCGCCTTGGTATTCAGCCGGCTCAGCTGCACCATCTCGAACCGGATGGCCGCCGCGTCGCGCTGCGCGACCTCGGAAGAATAATGTTTGCGCAGCGTAGGGACCGAGACCCCGATCGCCGTTGCCGCCTCCTTTACCGTCATGCCGCGCGCAAAGGCCAACAGGACCTTGTTCGAGTTTTCGCGCGACCAGACATGCTCCGGCCTCCCACGGCCTTCCCGGCGCGCCTGGACGGGGTCACCGAATAGGTCCACGTCCGAAAAATCCGGATCAGCCAAAAAAAATCTCCAGATGGGAACACCTGCGGTCTGGAGCCGGGTGCCCTTCGTCAGTTTTTATCCCCCCCCGGTGCCTCAAAGGCCTGCGCGGTTTTCCTCACGCTGCTTGGCGCTGTCGTGACACGGTTTGCAGAGACACCAGAGATTGTCCTGATCCCAGAACAGCGCCTCATCGCCGCGATGCGCCTTGCGATGGTCGGCAACCAGTTGCGAGGTGTCGGGCTCAACGCGTCCGCAGCCAGGCCACTGACAGGTGAACCGATCGCGCAACAGGATGAGCATGCGCAGTTTCTGCCAACGCGATGTCTTATACCAACGTCGCCATGGCCGCTGGTCGCGGACCCGATCGCGCTCCTGCCGGGTGACCGGCGCACTCGCCAGCTTCGACCGGAGCGTCGACAGGCGAGGCCGCAGGCTGGTCAGCTTGCCCATGCATGTCTCTAACAACGCGAAGGGCGGCGTGACCGAAGCCGCGCCGCCCTTCGAGGTTCAGGGGAGGTTCGCTATGACCGCCTAAAGGCCCGTCCCAGCGTGATAAGAAATAGACCGATTTTGCCCAATAGACGAAGCGCAATCGTCACTCTTCACGTGAATAGTTCCTCTTGACACGCAAAGCCCGTGGATTTCCGCCATTCAGCACCTCGCATATGAGGCCAATGGCGCGAGTGTAACGCATGCGCGCGCCGTCGCGCCCATGCGTCGCACCGATCTTACGAACGACGCGATCCCATTCGACACGGCGCTTACCGCTCGCCAGCTGCCCAATGGCCGCCGCCAATACCTTACGATCCGCAGCCTTCAGGCGCGTAACCCAGGCGAACGCCTCCTCCATCTCCGCCACCTCGACGCGGGTCAGGGACGCGGACCGCAAGGCCACCTCCGAACTGGACGCCTCACCACCACGCGCATCGTAATCGCCAGCGTTGCGGTCGCGCTGGATCTCGGGCCACGCCGACCGCACATGCAACCATGCACGCTCGCGATCATCACCGCGCCAGCACGTCACCATCGCCTCGACCAAGCGATCCTGCACCATGTCGAAGGTCCATGCACCATTTGGAAGGAGGCGTCCTTCCATTGGAGAGAGGTCGTTTCCGGTCTGTCCTTCCATTTTCGGGGTTCCCTTGTTCGTCATGATTGGCGGATTTCTGCGGTTTTTTGGAAAGGTGATGAGGTGGAATGATCCATTTGGAAGGAGTGGAAGGAGAAATAGGGGTAGTTATCGTGCGCGCGCCTGCGCGCACCCGCGCATGAGGCAGGACCAAGCAAAGCCCTTCCACCCCTTCCAATGCCGCAGAAAACCGCCATTTTCGTCCTTCCAAACGTGCTTCCATGTGGAAGGAGCCATCCTTCCAACACCAGCCTACAGCGGGACATCATCACCATAGGGTCCGGGATATCCGGCATATCCGCCGCCACCCTCGTCCCCGGATGCATCAGCGAAATCGCCCACATCCTTGGTCATCTCGATGTCGAGCCACTGGACGCCGTTCGAGGTCTTCTTCTCGAATCCGCGATCCTCCATGGCCTTGGAAAAGCCTTGAGGCTGCCACTCCCCGGCGCCCGTCGCCTTGGCCCAGGCGGTGAAGAGCGCGAAGAGCACCGACGATTTAGAGCGCGCACCCTCTACAGGCTTCGTGCATTCGTCAAGGAAGCGACCGAGCTGATCGCTCTGCTCCCGGTACTTCGCGGTTGCCGCCAGTACGCTCTCCGGCTCGACCAGCCCGTTCATGCGCCAGTCGATCAGCCCCTTCAGCATCCAATTGAGGATGCCGGACTTTTCCTTGCGCAGCTTCTCTGGGAGCTGGCGATCGATATCCTCTTTCGCGATCTGGACGTCCCAGGGCACCAGCATCACGCGCCGCCATATGCCATCGTCATGGCCGGTGATCTTGGGCTTGTGGTTGCCCGAAATCGTCACCTTGAAGCTGGGCAGGAAGGAGAAGAACCCCTTATTGAGATGGCGCGCATCGATCAGCTCACCGCCGGTGATCAGCTTGATCAGCGCCTCCGCTAGTTTTGCGCCCTTCTCAGGCTCGGAGGTCCGGAGGAAGCGGATGCCCGGCAAGCGCGCGAGGTCCGGAGTGGCCTCGCCACCCTTGCGTCCGCGGCCCTGATCGAGGAACGTCTCGATCGCGACCGATCCGCCATAATCGCCTGCGACCTCGCTACACGCATCTACCATCGTCGATTTACCATTCCGGCCCTTGCCGTGGTAAAAGGCCAGCTTCTGCTCGCTGATATCGCCCGTCAGCGACAGGCCATGCCACTGCCCCAAAAACCGCCGTGTGGCTTCATCAGGCTGAACGGTCGAAAGGAAGCCGTCGAACACGTCACACGGGGCGGCAGGGTCATAGACGACGTTGGCGATCTTGCTGATCAGGTCGGCCGGATTATGGTCGAAGCGCTGAATCACCGGCTCATTGCCGCCGGGCTTGGCGACGATCCGCAGCGTCCCATTCAACACGTTGATCGCCATGCGATCGGCGTCCATCGCATCGGCGCGGATCGCGACGTCGTCGAACGACTTCACCAACCCGGCGATGCAGCCCAGGCGACTGGCTCCCTCGGACGATTTGGCATGCGCCCGCAGCGTCTCCGAATAGAAGACCGGCACCTTGTTATCGCCCGATCCCCGCCACCCGACGATGTGATCCAGCGCCGCCGCCTTCTCATCATCCGACGCATCGGCCGGAACGTCCTCGCGCAACCCGCTGGCCTCGACTAGGTCCGCCTCATTGCGGATCGCCCGCACGGTGTCGAACACCGCCAGGCTGACCTTCCCGGGCACCTTGTCCTTTTCCTCGGACAGCAGCTCCCAGCGCCGCCCGTCCCAAACGAACCAACCAAGTTCGTTGCAGAACCGAAAGCGCCATCCATGCCGCGCCCGAAACCGCTCGGCATTGCCCAAATCGGTCAGTGAGAAGAACGCGCATCGTCGGTCCATGTCCGGGTTTGCCTCCGGCGCGATCCTGTCCCCCACGCCCCCCGGAAGGGCTGGAATAGCGGCGGTTCCAATGTGGAAGGACGCTTCGCTATCCTCCTCCTCGCGGGGTCCGGGGCGGTCGAAGTCATCGGCGTAAGCCTCTGGAGGGGCGGCCGGGGGATAGACCGAAGAGGATGATGACCGGCCGCTTTCGCGGCCGCGCGCCTTTTGAGCGCCTACGGCGCTGAGGTCGCGAGGCTTTGCGATCCCGTTGGCAAGGCCGTTCTCCACCGCATCCTTGTGCTTTTCATAGGCGGTGGGATCGAAGGTCCGGATGACATCGAGAAGGGATTGCTTGACAAACGTCTCAGATAGCGCGCCGGCACCCACGAACTGGCCCAGGTTGTACGCTGCCCAATAGGCCCCCATGTTCCGGCCGCCATGGCGGCCGCCGGACCTCGGTGTGGATGCCAGCTCTTGCAACTCGGCATCCAGCGCATGCATCGCATAGCGGCGCGTGGATGCGTCGAGGTCGACCGCAAACCGTGTGGCGACCGCAGCGGGTGCGGCATCGTCGACCGTATTGCGGGGAGGCGGCGCCCGCATGATCGCGACCAGCGCATCGGGACATTCCGCGATCCGGCCGACATCGCCATCGAGCAACCACCGATAGTCGCCAGGCGCATCATCGTCGTTGCCCTCGAAATGGCTGGGCGGCGCGATTACGTATCCGCCCAGGCCACGCACGTCGATGTGATTCGGCAGGCTGCCGGTGTTGCCGATCGGCTCCCCGGCCGGCATCTTGAACCACTGATGCTCACCACCCGACCGCGTCACCGAGGTCAGTGTGTCTGGCAGCATCTCGCCTTCCATCCGCTCGGCAAGCGCATCCTTCAGCTGCTCGAGCGTCCACTCCTCCTGACCGGTGATCTCCTTCGTCTTTCGATCGATGACGTCGTAGACGCCAGGATCGAAATCGATGACGATCAGGCCCGCCCGGCCGACCGCCACGCCGATCATCGCGCGCGGCCATTTGCGCCACCATGCGCGGATCTGATCTTCGTCCGTCGTCGCCTTGGTGACGCCGCCCGTGCCCTTGATCGGCTTGCCCTCTTCGTCCCGGTCCTTGCCGAGATAGGGCCGCTTCGTGCGCGGATCGCAGGGGAAGACGGGCCACCCCCGACGCGCGTAATCAAGCGCCGCCTCCATCAGAGACGACGTGGAAATATTCGATGCCATCGGAAACCAGCCCCCGGAGCGTATCTATGATTGGGCAGGCATGACCCGGCCTGCCATCGGGCGTGCATCAGCGCGCGAACGTCAGAAGGGGACGTCGTCGTCGAGATCGTCGGTGACGCTCCCACCAAACGAACCACCCGTGCGCCGATCAGCGCCGGAGGAACCGCCTGAGCCGCCACCAGCGCCGTTGGACTGACCAGGTCCGTCCAGCATGGTCAGTACCGAATTGAAGCCTTGCAGCGTCACCTCGGTGGAATAACGGTCATTGCCCTGCTGATCCTGCCACTTGCGGGTGGTCAGCATCCCTTCGACATAGACCTTCGAGCCCTTGCGCAGAAACCGTTCAGCGACATTGGCCAGACCCTCGTTGAAAATCTTGACCGTATGCCACTCGGTCTTTTCCTTGCGCTCTCCGCTGTTGCGATCTTTCCAGCTTTCCGACGTGGCGATCCGCAATTCGACCACCTTGCCGCCATTTTGAAAAGAACGGCTCTCCGGATCGCCCCCGAGATTACCGACCAGAATGACCTTGTTGACGCTGCCGCTCATGCCATCATCCCCAATGCTTTCATGTACGTGTCGAGGATCGCCTGTTTCGCGACGACATCCTCCTTCTTCTTGCCGCGCAGCCTCATGATGTCTTTCAAGGCCGGAGCGTCGTAACCACGCGCCTTGGCCTCTTTCCAAACATCCTTGATATCTTCGGCAATGCCCTTCTTCTCTTCCTCGAGCCGCTCCGCCCGCTCGATCAGCAGGCGCATCTCATCGGCCTCGACCGATCCCTCCTCGCTGCCGTTATGATCGGCACCGGGTTCGTTGGGCACATCGGAGCGGACATAGATGACCATTCCACCGCCGGCCGGCCTACCGACGAACCCGGCATGCACGATTGCCTTCGTGATCGACTTCAGGCTCGGGTTTGCAGCCTTCAGGTGCGGCGGTAGCTGCTCGAACACATCGTCCAGCGACATGCGATCGACCGAGCCGAGTATCGCACCCACCGCCGTCAGAACCTGATGCTCCAGCTTAATCTTCATGCCGGCACCGCCTCGTTCAACCCTAGCAGGTCGAACAGCGTCGGGGTCGAACGCTCCGCTTCCGTCTCCCGGCAATAGCGGACGCCATCGCGCCAATATTGCGGGTTGAGCTCGCATCCCAGGCCACGCCGCCCCAGCCGCATCGCGCGAACGGGCACCGTCATCAGTCCCCCGAACGGGTCATAGACCAGCTCACCCGGATTGCTGCCCAGGCGGATCGCCCGGTCGACGATGTCGAATTGCAGCGGGCAGATGTGATTCTCGAGGCCACGCCGCGTCTGCTCGCCATTCAGCGTCTGCATGCGCGCGATATCGGTCCATACATCGGTCCGCATCGAGGCGGGCTGCATCACCGCGAAGGTGCGGGGCAACTCGTTACGCGCCGCCAGCGCCTCCGCGATCGCGACATGCTCCTCGTGATCATAAACGTCCTGCACCGACCAGGCGGGGAACGCTTTTGCCAGCGCGCCGGGCGACATCATGCCCAGCTCGTCCGGACGCACCGGCCGGTTGCCCGACGACCGCCACAGGCTGTCCGCATCGACCTGCCACCGCGCGAGGCTGTATTCCTCCTCGACGTGCATGACCGGCACATCGGCATAGCCCTTGGACCGGTCGGTGGGCAGCTTGTAGAAGCACAGCAGGAACTCGGGGCTGCCACAGCCCATCTTGGTGCTGTCGCGCTTCAATTCCTTATAGGTCAGCCGATAGGTCTGGTTGTTCTCCCGCACGACATCGGTCGAGATGAAGCGCATGCCGCAATAGGCGAAGCCGTGCCGGATGAAATGCGCAATGGTATCGGCATGGAAGGGATCGACCGTGGGCCGCGCCAGACCCGTGACCGCCGCGAACCGTATCCGGTCCTTCACATGGATGAATGCCAGCCGGCCGGGCCGCAGAACGCGCAGCAACTCGGGCGTCAGATAGTCCATCTGCCCGAAGAAATGCTGGTTGTCGTCGGTGTGCCCGAAATCCTCATAGCGCGCGGAATATTCATAATGGTTGCCGAACGGGATCGAAGTGACGATCAGGTCGACCGAATTGTCCGGCATCGCCCGCGTTTCCGCGACGCAGTCGTTATTGACGGCCGTCCACGCCGGCTCTCCCGGCTCCTCGCTCTGCGCGACCACCCGCTCGACCCCCAGCGTCCGGGTCATCTGGACCGCCGCGTCGTGCCGCAGGCCATAGCGCCGGATGATCTCCGACATGCGCTCGACCATGGCCTTGTGATCGTCCCATTTGCGCATCAGCTCGCGCAGCTGCTCGGCTTGCGTCTCCGCATAGACCAGATCGATCATGACCTCATGGCGCTGCATGAACCGATAGATGCGATGCAGCGCCTGGAGGAAGTCGTGGAACTTGTACGTCGGGAAGATCGTCGCGCGGTGGCAGTGATGCTGGAAATTGCGCCCGGCCCCCAGCATCGACGGCTTGGCAGACAACAGGCGATGCTCGCCGGCCGCGAACCCGTCCGCCAGCGCCTCGTTGCGCTCCAGCTTCTGCGATCCGAACACCTCGACCAGACCGGCCGGATTGCCCAGCGCATCGCGCAGCGCCCGGCGCTCGTCCTCCAGATCGTGCCACAGGATGAAGTGATCATCCGGCGCGCCCGCGACGATCTCCGCCACCTTGCCGCATCGCGCCGCGATCGTGCCGCGCGCCTCGCGCGCCGTCTCGACGACGCCAGCCGCTGCGGTTTTCAACAATCGCTGCTGCCCGTCACGATCCTCACCCGCCGCCGCGATATCCGCCGCGACCATATGCGTACGAAACACCAGCTCGGGCAGCGCATAGCCCTCATCGGAAAAGCCCAGGTCGCTGGGCTTCTGGAGGAACACGGCCCAGCTGTTCACCCACAGCCAGAACTCTTCCTCCTTGTGCGGATAGAGGGTCAGGTCGCCCGCCTTGGTCGAATTGCGCTGGAAGAACCGGGTCAGCGCCTGCCCGCTGTCCATGATGCCCAGGAACGCGGCATAATGGATCAGCTCCTTATACCGGTTCGGGGCGGGCATCGCCGTCGCGACATAGCGGTACGGCACCGGCTCGAAGAGGGGCAGGAACGTCTGGAACGTCTCCGACCCGTAATCGCGCAGCGCCGCCGCTTCGTCGATCGACGCGAAGCTGAACACGCTGACGTCCAGCTTGCCCTCCCGCACCGTCTCGAAATTGGTCAGGAACATGCGGGCGCCCTCGGCATAGGCCGCCCACAGCTGATCCATGTCCCGCACGAAGCGAAGGTCGACCGCCAGCTGCGCGGCATCGGCGATCATGTCCGACCGGCAACCCAGCGGTCCGACGATCAGTCCGATCGGATCGTACGGCGCGACGCGCTCCGGATTCTGCCCCAGCTTCGCCAGCACGATCCGGCCGGTTTCGACCTGCACCGTCGACTTGCCCAGACCGAACGCTAGGAAATAGGCACGCCGCCCACCCTCGACGCCCCAACGGACACAGGCCCGCTGATGATCGCGGATCGGATGGCCATCGACACGATGCGACCGGATATCCTCCGGCGCGCATGGCAGGCCCATCGGGACGGCCGATGCGACCTTGGCCTTGAGGAAGTCGGAATAGGCGTCCGCACTCATGACAGCGCCCGCTCGACCGCCTGGAGGTTGCCTCCCTCGAACACGCGCGCGAACATCGCCCGCGACATCGCCTTGTCGCCCTTCAGTGCGTAGGTCAGGCCGTCCTCGATATCCCGTGCCGACGTGGCATCGTCCGCCAGGTCACGATAAGCCTCGATGATCGCGTCATCGTGCAAATCGTCGATCATCTCATCTTCACCCAGCGTGAAGGTCAGGTTCACCTCATGATCGACGTCTTCGATCGACCCGATGATGATCGCACTGAGCGTCGCATCGCGCGGGAAGCCTGCATCGCGCAGGGCTTCCGCCAGTTTGCGTGGGCTGAAGTCGTTATCGAAATCATAGGTACGCATATCGACCTCCCGTTTAAACGCGCATCGGCATGACGATCGCGACCAGGTCGGGATCGTGCTCACCGGTCAGCTTCATCGGGCAGGCCGGATCGCGAATATCGAGCGTCAGCGCCCCGTTCTCCCGGAACAGCGCCACCAGCGACCGCAGATAATCCCGGTTCACCCCGAATTGAATCGGCTCACCGATCGGCTCGACATCGAGAGCCTCGTTGGCGCTGGTGCCGCTCTGGTCCTTCGCTCGAGCTTCGCTTTCGTTCGGGGCAGAAGCGATGGCCAACACCACGGACCGCACTTTCATCTTCTCGCCTTCCGGCGCGGTGACGGCCGTGACGGCGCTGACCGTCTCGGACACGATCCCGGGGCGGCATGTGAAGCCGCGTTGCGCATGGTCGGGAATGATTCTGTTATAGTCGGGGAACGTTCCATCGATCAGCTTAGTCAGGACCCTGACATTGCCGATCTGGAACGCCATCGCCGCCGTTGTCGTCTCGACTTCGACCGGCCCATCATGCTTGGCCAGCAGCTTGCGCAGATGGCCGACGGCCTTGCGGGGCAGGATGACGCCTTCGATCATATCCGCTCCAGCGGGCAGGGCGACCTCGACCCGCACAAGCCGATGACCATCCGTCGCGGCACCGCGCAGGCGGCCTTCCCACGGATGGATGTAAATGCCGTTCAGATAGAACCGCGTCTCGTCGGTCGACATCGCCACCGACGCCGTGTCCAAAATACGCGACAGGTCGACCGCCGGGATCGAGAATGTCCGCGCATCGGCGATGGCGGCGCGCTTCGGAAAATCCGCAGCCGATAGCGTGGGCAGGATACGCTGCCCACGACCCGCCTTCAGTGTCACCGCCGCCCGGCCGTCGATCGGCGTGATAGACACCTTGCCCTTGAAAAGAGAATCGACCGCCGCCTGCAACTTGCGCGCGTCGACCGTCATCTTCATCTCGCCAGCCGCCGGGACCGTCGCGCTGACCTGCAAGTCCAGATCGGTGCCGGTCAGCGTCAGCGAACCGCCTTCGACCTCGACCAGCATGTTCGACAGCACGGGGATCGTCGTCCGCGCCTCGACCACATCGATCACCGCGCGAACCGCGCCCATCAGCGCGTCACGCTCTACCTCGACCTTCATACAGCTACCCCTGTTCGCTCATTAGTATCCACGATCGTCACGAAGCGCAGCGTGGGGGCCGGGGCCGCATGGACCCGGATCATCGCCGCAGCCGTCATCATCTGCAGAATCGCCGGCACCCGGTCCGTCGCGATGCCCGCCCGCTGCGCGATCTGCGCATCGGTGGGGCAGGGGAGCCGGAACCGGGCCGCGCGGGACAACTGCGCCATCACCGCGTTGACCGTGTCGACCTCATCGTCCGCTATGCTCTCGACCACCGCGCTCAGACGCGGCCGCACGGGCGCGGGCGGGGTCAACGGCTTGCTCGACCGCTTGATGCAGTAATTCCGCTCGGACCGGCCGGGGATGGGCCGCTGATAGGCGAACACCATGCCGTTCCGAACCAGCCCCCGCACCACCTCCGCGCCCGGCGATTTCGCGGGCAACCGGTTCATCCGGCTGGCATAGACAAACTCGTCCCCCGCCTGCGCAATGGTCAGCCAGGCCGCAATCCGCTCGCGCGGAGCGACGATGCCGGGCACCTCATCCACCATAAGCGGCGCGGGGGAGGAGGGAGAAGCCTCCCCCGCGCCGTCGCACGCGGCGGGAGGCCCGCATGCGATCTCGGACATCAGCATCAGGCCGCCTGCGCGAAGGGTACGCGATCGAAGCAGCCGCCCCGTGCGGGGGCACGAAACATCCGCGCGGTGATGCCGACAAGCTTGTGCAAGCGCGCACCTGCGTCGAGGCCCGGCACCATCTCGTCCGCGACCATGCGCTGGACCCAGTCGGTCGGGATGGCCAGCGCTTCAGCGGCTTCGTCCAGCCCGCCGGGCAGCGTCATGACCCAATGGGCGATGCGGCGCGCGGCCTCATGCGGCGGACGAACGGTCAGGTTGAGCTTGCTACGCATCAATTCTCTCCCTCGATCGACTTCAGCGCGGCGCGCATCTCCAGCGCGACCGCGACCACCTCATCCAGTTCCTTGATCGCGCGCCCCGCTGCGCTCCGGCGTTCGGCCGGATTGTCATCGACGGACGAACAGCAGGCGATGGCCGCCTCGGTCAGGTCCCCGCTCTCACGGGCCTTGCGCGCCAAGAGCATCAGCAGGTCTTCGCGCGTGACCGGCGCTTCGGGCAAAGGCACGAACATGCCGCCGTTCGCGGCACACAGCGCCCGCGTGACGTGCGGCCATCCGCTGCGCTCACGAGCCAGCGGCTCCAAATCGAACACGACGTCGATCGCTAGAAAGTTGTCGGGCTTGCCGGGGTTCTGCGCATCCGACAGCGTGCTCTTGCCGACCCGACAGACGGTCGCCGCGTACTCGACGCCACCAACGCCCTTGATCAGGTCGCCAGCGGCAGCCTTAAGGTGCAGATGCTCAGGCTTCATGCCAGCACCGGGGCGGAAATTTTGTCGATCTTTCCGGATGACGGCGCCGGCTCCGGCTGGATACACGGGAGCACAACACCGTGCTTTTCCGCCAGCGTGGCTACATCGACCGAAGGAGACAGGCTTTGCGCAATGCGGTGCAGGTGATCCAGCCGAGAAGCGGAAAGACCGTTTCTCCGCCAATTGTGCACGGTCGAAACCCCCGTATGAGCGAGGTTGGCGGTCGCGGTCGTACCTCCGAGCGCGTCGATCAGATCATTGGCGAAAGCGTCCATGTCGCCAAACATGCCAAAATGGCATTTTATGCGCAAGGTGAAAAATGCCAAAACGGCATTTGCCATATCGGCATGTTTTCCGCGACCGGTGTTGGCATGGAAAACGCTGAAATCCGCAAGCTGATGAAGGAACGGGGGTTCACGCAAGCCGACCTCGCGAACCTGATCGGGATCGACCCGACCGCCGTGAACAAGCGGCTGACGGGCAAGCGCGCTTTCAAGTTGGACGAAATGCGCAAGATCGAAGCATGGCTAGGTCAGGCCAAGACCGCGCCGTTACAGGGCGGTGAAGTCCGGATGCTTCCGATCATCGGGCAAGTCGCAGCGGGGGCGTGGCGAGAGGCTATCGAGCAGCCTTTGGGTCATATGCCCGTGCGCGCCGCAACGGCATCACCCAACGCGATCGTCCTGCAAGTGCAGGGGGATAGCATGGACTTGGAGATAGAGGACGGAGGCTATGTCATCGTTGATCTGGACGACAAGGCGCTGTTTCCCGGCCGCTTATTCGTCGTTCTCAACGGCGATGGGGAGGCGACGTTCAAGCAATTCGAAGCCGACCCCCTTCGCCTGGTGCCGCGATCGACGAACCCCATCCATTCGACGATCCTGATCGGCGATGGTCAGGCCTTTACCGTGCTAGGCCGCGTTGTGTCGCTGATGCGCGAGCGCTGATCGCCTCGTCGAAGTCCATCCAGGCGGATTGGCACTGCAACGCTCCAGGCACCGTAATGAAGAAACCGTCTGGTTCGTAAGAGCCCAGCTTAGCCGATACGAGATCGGCGCGGGCTGCGGATATCCCCTGCCGCCAAGGCCCGATCGGCCTTCCAAAACACATTGCCCGATACCAATGAACAACGATTCGACCCATCGATCCACTCACCCTGACCCGGCAAAGCTGGAACAAATACAGAACAGGATCAATACACTAAATCGTAAAATGCCAGAATGGCAATTTAACCGTTGACGAAAAATGCCGAAATGGCATTTTAGGGGCACGCGGACATTCCGCCCGCTGGAGCACCCCATGCGCATCCAACCGCATCATCACGATGGCGAAGGCACTGACGCCTCGCTCTACGAATTCATGACCGGGCTGGGACACGAGCCGACAGCGACGATCGGCCAGCCAATCCTCCCGCCGGCTTCGCGCGATATCGCTGCCACTGTTCAGCGCTGGCGCGCGTGCGGCATCACGCCGCCCGCGACGTGCGAACGCCGCCGCCGCGATCGAACGCTCACGCTCATCCTGCTCGTTGCCAATGCGTTCGTCTTTTACGTCCTGTTCGCGGTAGCACGCGCCTATCTGGCGGGACGGATCTGATGGCCGTCATCATCTATGGCCCGCCCGCGACCGGCAAGACCTTCCACGCCGATCGCTTCGCCAAGCACTATGGCTGCACCAATATCGTTGACGGGAGCGAGATAGCGCGCGCCGGCACGGTTGCCGCTCTGGCGCGTAACGATCTGTATCTGACGACGGAGGGTCTTCAGCAACTGGTCCATCGCTTCGGTGCCGGACACACGTTCATCTCGATTTCGACGGCCCGCCGCGACTTGGACTTGGAGCCTATCCCCGATGGCGGCTTCACCGGCCATTCCTATTACTACAGCATGGTCCGAGATCTGCACGATGCAGAGGCGTGGTTCGGGCCGCATGGCAGTCGCGAAGCCGCCGCCACCGCAGCGCGTGCCAAGACGGACGAAGGCTTCTGGATCGCCACCGGCCGACCGGTGCAGCACGACCTCGCCATCTTCGACATGGACATGGTGCAGGAGAAGGGCGCGATCGCGGACGCCTTCGACGCCGCCAATGGCCAGAACCTCGGGGATGGCGGGGAAAGCGGCCCGCTCTGGTGGGAAGAGGATGCAGCGCAACAGCTGATCGACCGGCTGAACGCGACCTTCACCGCCTGGGCAAAGGAGCATGGCTACGAACGCGCCTGGGCTCTCGATACGAACGACGAGCAGTGGCACGGCCCGAACGTCCCCGCCCGCGTCGCACCGTCGCCGCCCGCGCCCGAACCGGCTGGCGAAAGCCAGCGGTCGATCCTCTCCCTATTCTCCGCGAGGTCGTGATGCTCCAGAGCTATGCTTCGCTCGACGCGATGGCCGCATGGGCCGCCGCGCAAATGTCCCGTGCGCCCGACTTCGTGATTGGTGAACCGGAAAAGCCCTACCTCCGGCGCTGGTGGATCGTGCCTCGCAACGCGAGCCTCAACCTCTATCTGCACGAGATCCTGCGCAGCGACGACGATCGCGCGCTCCACGATCACCCGTGGCCAAACACGTCGTACCTGCTCGCTGGCCGGTATGTCGAGCACACGCCGGACGGCAGTTTCTTGCGAGAAGCTGGCTGGATCGGTGAGCGCGGCGCGGACGCCGCGCACCGGCTGGAAATCCTGCCAGGCGAGCGCGCGGTCTCGTTGTTCATGACGGGGCCCAAGGTCCGCGAATGGGGTTTCCACTGCCCCAACGGCTGGAAGCATTGGCAAGACTTTACCGGAGGCGCGCAGGGCGAGCTGGTCGGTCGCGGTTGCGGGGAGGATTGAACGTGGCCGAATGGATTGAATGGTCGGGCGGGGACTGCCCTGTCGATCTTACCAGCCTGGTGGATACTAAGGCAGACGACGGCCGCGTTGATCACGCGATTCTCGCCAGCGACGTTCCGTGGGACAGCTGGATTTCGATAGGAGCGGCTAAACCCGGGGAGGGGTGCGACATCGTCGCCTACCGGCTTTCGGGGAAAACTCTATGATCCGCCCGCTCGTCATCGACAACTTTGCGGGCGGGGGCGGGGCCTCCACCGGGATCGAACGCGCCATCGGCCGTCCGATCGACGTCGCGATCAACCATGATCCCGAAGCGGTCGCGATGCATCTCGCGAACCATCCGGGCACGAAACACTATTGCCAGTCGATCCTTGCCGTCGATCCGCTTGACGCGACGGGCGGCGCTCCGGTCGCGCTGGTCTGGTTCAGCCCCGACTGCAAACACCATTCCAAGGCGAAGGGCGGCAAGCCGCGCGAGAAGAACATCCGAGACCTCGCCTGGGTGGTCGTGCACTGGGCCGAACGCCTGCTGAAAGCGACGCCGGACGGCTCCGGCGCGCCGCAGGTCATCATGCTGGAGAATGTCGAAGAGTTCCGCCAGTGGGGCCCGCTCGACGAAGACGGCCGCCCGATCAAGGAACGCCAGGGCGAAGAATTCGACCTGTGGTGCCGTCGCCTCAAGTGGCTGGGCTACAAGCTCCAGTATCGCGAGCTACGCGCGTGCGACTATGGCGCCCCGACCAGCCGCAAGCGGCTCTATCTGATCGCTCGCCGCGATGGACAGCCGATCGTCTGGCCGGAACCGACACACGGCAAGCCCGGTTCCCCCGAGGTGTTGGCGGGCAAGCGCCTGCCATGGCGGACGGCTGCCGAATGCATCGACTGGACGATCCCGTGCCCGTCGATCTTCAGCCGCAAGCGCCCATTGAAGGACGCAACCCTGCGCCGGATCGCGCACGGGACGATGCGCTATGTCGTCAATGCGGCAAAGCCGTTCATCGTGCGGGCGTCGCACGGCGACGATGGTCGGCATCGTACACACCCGATTTCAGACCCGCTCGGCACGCAACCGGCATCCAATGAATTTGCGATGGTCGACGCCGCGATCGTCCCGATCACACATACGACCGATCCGACGCGCGTTCATGATCCAGCCGATCCGATGCGGACGATCACGACCGCCAACGGTGGCGAATTCGCGCGCGCGACGGTGACGCTGGCACCCCACGTCACCAAGTTTCGGACGGGATCGGTCGGATCGGATGCCTCAACTCCTATGCCGACCGTCACCGCCAACGGGGCCAGCGCGCGCCCGGCCGGGGCAACGCCGCTTGGCATCGCCGCCGCGACGATGGTCCAGATGGGCTATGGCGAGCGGACCGGACAGCAGCCACGCGCCCTCGATGTTGAGGCACCGCTGGGCACGATCGTCGCGGGTGGCGGCAAGCATGCCGTCGTGGTCGGTCATCTGGAGAAGTTCGGTCAGAATAGCCGAGGCCGCCCCGCCGATGCTCCGCTCGACACCGTCATGGCGGGCGCCCCGCGCCACGGCGCGGTCACGGCCTTCCTCTCCCATTTCTACAGCTCGAACACGAATGGCGGGCAGGGCAATCCGGAAGAGCCGACGAAGACGGTAACGGCGGAGGGTCAACATCACGCCGTCGTTTGCGCGCACATGGAGCAGGCGAACACGGGCCGGATCGGGCATCCGATCGAAAAGCCGGTTTCGACCATCACGACAGCGGGCGCGCATCAACGTCTTGTCCAGACGACGATGATCGAGGCTGATGCTCTGCCACCGGAACAGTTGGAAGGGGCGGTCCGCGTCGCGGCCTTCCTGATCAAATATTACGGGTCGAGCGAAGCCCAGGCGCAGTCGGTCGACCGGCCGATCGGCACGATCACGACGCTACCGCGGTTTGCCGTCGTCACGGTCACGATCGACGCGATCACCTGTGTCGTGGTCGACATCGGGATGCGGATGCTTACCCGCCGCGAACTGGCGAACGCGCAGGGCTTCCCGCGCGACTACATCCTCGATCCGATCGGCCCTGCCGGCAAGCCGCTGTCCATTAGCGCATCAATCCGGATGATCGGCAACAGCGTCTGCCCGGACATGGCAGAAGCTTTGGTCCGCGCAAACCGTCCCGACCTCTGTGTCGCTCCTTTCGAAGAGGTGGCGGCATGACATCCCAGGACCCCGCCGCGCAACTCGTCGGCTGGATCGCCAGCAAGGCGGTCGAAGCGGTGGTAACGCGGGCGTTCGAGCCGATCGTATCTCACGCGGGGAAGGCTCTGTTACGGCAAGGCCGCCGTGCCGTCGTTCAGCAGGCGACGGCACGGATCGGCAGCATCCGGAGGCGGACATGAAATCCGGCCCCATGACCTTGGTCAGCGACGCCGGCTTTCCGTCCCGCCGCGCCGATCTGGCGGACATCGCGACGACGGCCGTCAACCTGTTGAAGCAGCGTGAGGTGGGCTATCCCAAAGCGGTCGAAGAGAAGAAGATGACCCAGGATGCGGCCGATCGCGGCCTGCGCATCATGGCCGGCGTTGCGAAGCTCTGGCGCCTGGTCATCGACGCCGCCCCGTTGCCCGACCCGTCCGACTGGTCGGAGTCGTTCGCCACCGGATGGGAAGAGATGCGCGAAGAGACGGCCGTCGTCGCCCATCGCGCGCGCCAAATGGCCCGCAACAACCCCGATCAACGCCAGCTGCGCGTTCAAGCGGAACTGGCGGAGGCGTTGGCGTGGCACCATCAGCCGGTTGCGGCCGGGTCGGGGCCGCATATCTGGCTCGCGCACGAATACAACCTGTGGGAACGCGGGAGGACCGCCGAGTGACTGCGCCAGCCCGCTTCACGAAAACCGACGTCACGCGCGCCATGAAGGGCGCGCGCGACGCGGGGTTCGGTCATGTTCGCGTTGCGATCGACGTGCATGGTAACATGGTTATCGACGCCAGCGATTCACCGACGATCGTTGCGCGCGCCAATCCGCTCGACAGGCTGCTCCCCAAGTGAAGACCCGCTATAAGAATGTAACGGTAAACCCCGACCGCCATGGGAAACTTCGGGCCCGGTTCCGTAAAGCCGGACGCAAGCCGGTCTATATGAAGCATCTTCCGGACGAGAAGGGGTTCAAGGAGGAATATCAGGCGTTGCTGGCTGACCGGCCGCTCATCGTCGTGCGACAGGCGGTGCCGGGCAGCGTGGGCGATCTCGTGTCTCGCTACTACGCGTCCGGTGACTTCAAAGGGCGCGGAACGCCGGATACCCAGGCGCGCCGCAAGTATCTGATCGACAGCTTCCGCCAGGACTTCGCAAATGACCTCATATCCGACTTCGGCTTTGAGCATATCGAGGCGATTTTGCTGGCACGCACCGAGAAGCGCTGGGACGAAACCCGCAAGCGAATGATGGGCGGACAGGTCGCCGCCGTGAAACTGCGTAAGGAACTCCGGCGACTGTTCGCCTATGCCAAGAAGCTGAAATGGATCGAGCACAACCCCGTCGAGGACGCGGCAACGATCGGCAAGAGCAAGCTGACAGGCTTCCATACGTGGACGGAGGAGGAGATCTCGCAATACAAATCGCGGCACCCGCTCGGCACGCGTGCCCGGCTGGCGCTGGAAATCATGCTTTGGACCGGCCAGCGCCGTGGCGATGCTCGGCTTTTCGGGCCGGCCCATGTTGTCCGGGGCAAGATCAACTTTACGGCGGCCAAGAACCAGGCCGACCTATGGCTTCCGATCGCGCCCGATCTGCGCCGCGCGATCGACGCCATGGACAGCGTGGGCCTCCGCTCGTTTCTTGTCACCGCCGCTGGCAAGACCTTCACGAAGGACGGCTTCGGCAACAAGATGCGCGACTGGTGCAATGAGGCAGGTCTGCCACATTGCACCGCGCACGGTTTGCGCAAGGCGATCGGCCGCAGAATGGCTCAGAGCCAGGCGACGCAACTGGAGATCAAGGCGGTTGGCGGATGGAAGGGCGACAGCGAAGTCGCGATCTATACCGCCGCAGCGGATCAGGAAGGGCTGGCGGATGGGGCTATCAGCCGCACCATCGGCCGATTCTCCGACGAGAAATGA